GAAAGAAAAAAAGAAGAGGATTATGGAATAGAAGATTATGATAAATTACATCAGTAGGATAAATAAATCATTACGGAGATAAAAAATGGTCATCAAAATGGATAAATCAGAAGAATTTGCCAAATCTGGTAAAAAATTGATTAGTGAGTATGATGCTGATGCTTATTTTGAAGAAAAAGAGGAGGAAAAACCTCAATTTTTAAAGGAAGGCGAATAAATAAACGTAATATCAAAAAACCCTTATAGATATATTAGGAAAAAATATATCAAAATGAATGGCAGTTCAAATTTCTCGTGCATTTAAAGACATAAGTTTATCATTTACTCGGCATCCTGTCACAAATGACGTGACTGTGCTGAAAAATGAAGATGCAATTAAGAAATCAGTTGTCAATTTATGTCGAACACGCATTAATGATAGATTTTTTAATGATTTATTGGGTACATCAATTGAAGATTCGTTGTTTGAGACGAATTTAAATGACATTTCATCATTTTTGGAGAGAGAAATTGAAGTTTTACTCAAAAACTTTGAACCAAGAATCAGATTGACAAACGTATTAATTGATTCTTTAATTGATTCATATGAATTACAGATAAGAATTGAGTATGAAATTACAGGATTACCTTTTCCAACACAAAATATCGAATTTTTACTTCAACCGACTAGGATATAATGTCATTTACACAGTTTACCAACCTCGATTTTAATACTTTAAGGGCTCAAATCAAAGATTATTTGAGATCAAACTCAAATTTCTCCGATTTTGACTTTGAGGGATCTAACTTTTCAATTTTAATTGATACTCTTGCATATAACTCTTACATAACTGCTTATAATACGAACATGGCTGTCAATGAAGCATTCATTGATAGTGCTACTCTACGTGAAAATGTCGTATCACTAGCAAGAAACATCGGTTACGTACCAAGATCGAAGAAATCTGCGACTGCAGTGGTGAATTTTACAGTAAATGTGCCAACTGGGGCAAATATTGTTAAATTAAATAAAGGTCTAGTTGCATTAGGGTCAGTTCAAGGAGGTGCTTACGTATTTTCAATTCCAGATGACATTACAGTAACACCAAATAGTCAAGGAATTGCCAATTTTAGCAATATTTCAATTTATGAAGGCAGTTATTTAACAAAAACCTTTGTTGTAGACAGTTCACAAGCAAATCAAAGATATATTTTACCAAATGCAAACATTGATACCTCTTCAATTCGTGTAGAAGTTGAAGAAAGTGGGTCAACTCAAATATACAACGCATATACAAACATTTTTGATGTAAATGCTGAGTCTAGACTGTTTCTTTTCCAAGAAGTTGATGATGAACGATACCAAATTATGTTTGGTGACGACGTTTTAGGTAAAAAACCAGCAAACGGAGCTACAATAAGAGTTAGTTACATCGTCACTAATGGAACTGATGGTAATAATGCTGCCAACTTTAACTTTGCTGGAAGATTGACATATATTGTTGGAGGTGTAGATAGAGATATAACAAGTGGCATATCGCTTGTAACGACCACACAGAAGTCTGAAAACGGAGATTCGATAGAATCTGTAGATAACATAAAATACCTCGCTCCAAGGGTTTATGCGTCGCAATACAGAGCAGTTACACCAAATGATTATAAGAGTTTGATACCTTTTCTATATCCAAACATTGATTCTGTAAGTGCTTATGGAGGAGAAGAACTTGACCCACCAGAATTTGGAAAAGTTTTCATCACTGTTAAACCAAAAAATGGTGAAGTACTATCTGCTGTGGTCAAAGATTCAATTAAAAATGATTTGAAGAAATATACGGTAGCTGGCATCAAACAAGAATTTTTAGATTTAAAGTATTTGTATGTTGAATTTAATTCAACTGTTTCATTTGACTCAGGATTCATATCTGACAAGTTAAATTTACAATCTAGAATATTATCTTCAATTGAAACTTATGCAAAATCATCAGATATTAATTCTTTTGGTGGAAGATTGAAATATAGTAAGTTGCTTGCACAAATTGATCGTGTTGATACTGGAATAACTTCAAATATTACCAAATTGGTAATGAGAAGAGATTTGAAACCTCTATATAATCAATTAGCAACTTATGAAATATGTTATGGAAATATATTTCACGCTGATTTAGAGGGATTTAACATTCGTTCCTCTGCATTTAAAATTGAAGGAGTTGATGGAAATGTATATTTAACTGATTTTCCCAATGATGATCAACTTACAGGAACTATCAGATTTTTTGTAATTGATGGTAATGTAATTACTTTCATTAATAATAATGCAGGAATTGTAGATTACATAAAAGGTGAAATAAACTTATTTCCAATTAATATAGCATCCACAACTATATCTGAAAAAATTGAGATTGAAGTTACTCCAGAATCTAATGATATTGTGGCAAAAGAGAATCTTTATATTGTGCTAGATACTAAGGGAAACAGTCAACTTAATTTATTAGAGGATGTTCTTGTTTCTGGTTCCAATGTTTCTGGAACAAATTATACACCACCATCTAGTTTTATTAGCAACAAAAAATATACAAGATAACAGATGTTAGATAAAAAAGTTAAAATATCGAATATTCTTGGTAGTCAAATACCAGATTTTATACAAGCAGATAATCCATTATTCAAGGAGTTTTTAACTCAGTATTATGCGTCTGAAGAACGTGAGTATGGAACTACTTACTTAGCTGATAATATTGCATCATTAAAGAAAATTCCAACTGTTGCTGATGTTTCTTTAGTTGAAAAACAAACAGTATCTACACCAAACAGTACAACTCCAGAGTCACCAGTTGTTTTGACATCTTTTATATACGCTTTTGATGATGAAATAACTGTAAATCAAGGTGAAGGATTTCCTGATGAGTATGGTCTTTTGAAAATTGATAATGAGATTATTACTTATACAGGAAAAAGAAGAAACTTAACAAACATTGCAATTAATAATGGTAATATTGATGTTGAGTATGACACAATCATAAGTGGTATTACAACTACTAATATCAGTGTTAATGATATCGTAAGTCTATCTTCGGTTGAAATTAAAAATTACGGTGATAATATCGTAATTACACCTAACACAAGGGTTTCTGCTATTGGTGTTGATACAATAACTGTTGATAAACCAATATCTGGAATTTCAACTGTGAGTGCAACAACTACTAATCCACTAAAAGGTTTATTTACGTTCACAAGAGAAAGTTTTACATTTACTGGTTGTATTCGTGGATTTAGTGGAATATCTGCACTTGAAACAGCTGGAACTCCTGAGTTTCTAACATTTAGTGATACTAATGCTGCACAACACAATGTAAATTCATTAGTAGTGAATTTAAGTTTTCTTTTTGTAACTCAATTCTATAAAAAGTTTAGAAAAAACTTTTTACCTGGTTTAGAAGGAAAAAGTTTTGCATATGGTTTAAATGTAGAAAATATTTTATCAAGAGCAAGAGACTTTTACAGTTCAAAAGGAACAGATACTTCTCTAAAAATTTTATTTCAAGTTTTATATGGGGAACAAGTCGATATAATAAAACCTTTTGATCAAACCTTTTTACCATCAGATGCAGAATGGGACGTAACTGATGATATTATTGTAGAAAATATAAGTGGGAATCCTTTAAATTTAGTAGGACTCAAAATATACCAAGATTCCTTTACAAATCCAACTGCAAGTGGAGCTGTAGCAAATATTGAAGCAATATATCTAAAAAGTAAAAAATATTTTAAAATTTCCTTTTCAAAGGGAACAATAATTAATAAATTTAAAGTTTCTACAAAAACAAAAGTAGTTGGAACCGCACAAACCACAGAAGTTACAACTGTAGATTCTACGATTGGATTTGGAGACTCTGGTAATTTTTATTACTTGAACGAAGACAACAGATATACACTAGCAACTTATACATCTAAATCAAATAATCAATTTTTTGGATGTGCTGGTATTTCTAGAACTTTAACAGAGTCTGATCCTATTGTTGATTCCAACTTTATCTATGGATATGAGAATAATGATTTAACAAAAATCTGCATGATGAGAGTAACTGGGTCAATATCTGGAGTCTCAGATAATGCTAACGTTACCAAATATTTTGATAATGGTGATACGATAGGTGTTAAACACTTAGGTGAAAAAGTTGATATTAATGATCCAAAATTTAATACTTGGTTTTACAATAACTTATCATATATTGATGTTATTAACCATGACGGAAGTGAGTCATTTACAACTGAAGTAAATCATTATTTAAAAAAAGGAGATAGAATTGATATAATTTTAAAATCTAACGGATCATTGCAAGCTGAAAATGT